CAGAACGGCTTGATAGGATTGAAAGTCTGGTAATGGTCGGAACAAAAGAGGTGCTGACGATAGATGAATGCTCGGCATTTACTGGTTACAAAAAGGCTCATCTGTATAGGCTCACTTCGCAGAGGGCGATACCATTCTACAAGCCTATGGGCGGAACAATATTTTTCCGCAAAAGCGAGATTGAAGATTGGCTGCTCCAAAACCGCCAAGCAACGGAAGCGGAGATAAACAGCAAAGCGACAACTTATTGCAGAACACACAAGTAACATAACATCAAAGCGATATGAAAGAAATCATCATTTTGCGACTGACCCTTTTGAACTTCAAAGGCATTCGCAGTCTCACGGTCGATTTTGACGAACATGAGACAAACATTTACGGAGCGAACGCAGCAGGAAAGACCACCGTATTTGACGCATTCCGTTGGGTGCTGTTCGGTAAGGACTGCAACGACCGCAAGGACTTCAACATCAAGACCATCGGGGCAGACGGCAAGCCTATTGAGCGACTTCCCCATGAGGTTACGGCAGACCTCGTTGTCGATGGCGAGCAAATCACCCTCAAAAAGTGCTACGTTGAGAAGTGGACCAAGAAAAGAGGTTCGGCCGTGGAGACTTTCAGCGGTCATGCTGTGGAGTGCTACTACAACGATGTGCCATGCTCGGTAAAGGAGTATGAAGCCAAAGTCTCGGAGATATGCGACGAGCAGGTTTTCAAACTCATCACCAATCCGCTGTTCTTCACTTCTCAGAAGAAAGACTTTCAGCGTGGTATGCTCATCAACTTAGCAGGAGACGTTACCAATCAAGAACTGGTAGATGAGAACCCCGAATTTTCGGAACTTGTCGGTATGCTCTCGGGCAAGACGGTTGAGGAGTTGAAACGAGAAGTCGCAAGCAAAAAACGCAAAATCAAGGACGGTATCGACAACATACCGGCTCGCATTGATGAGCGCAAGCGTGATATGCCCGAAGTGCTGGATTGGTCGGCTATCGAAACCAATATCAAAGTACATGAGTACGAGATTACGCAGTTAGACGCACAGATTGCAGACCGCAGCAAGGCGTTCAATGAAATCACCAAGCACAAGCAGGAAGTAGCAAAGCAACTCTCGGAGGTTAAGAGCAGCATTACAGCCCGTCAATTTGAATTGAAAGACAAACTACTTGCAGATTACAACGAGAGCCGTAGATCGCACGATACGGCTGTGCAGCGTGCCACAACATTGTGCAACGAAAGACGGGTTAAGGGTCTCGCTCTGCCCCGTTTGGAGAAAGAACTTGCATCGCTCAAAGAAAAGCGTGAGGGGCTGATTGCAGAGTGGCGCAACATTAAGGCAATGACATTTGCAGAACCCGACCGCAACGAGTTCGTATGCCCGACCTGCAAGCGACCGCTTGAAGCCGATGATGTGGATGCCAAGATTGAGGAATTACGCACGGCTTTCAATGCCGACAAGTCAAAGCGACTTGAAAGCAACAAGACCCTCGGCATCGAGACAAAGAACGCCATCGAAGCCAAGGAAGCAGAAATCAAGGCTATCAATGACGGCTGCTTCAAACTTGACAACGAGATAGCGGAGATTGAGAACTCAGCAAGTTACAAGACAGAGCCGACAGAGCCAAATATCGAGCCAATGATTGAAGCAGACAGCACGCTTCAAGAACTGAAAGCGAAAGTAGCCAATCTGCAGACCGAACTCGACAAAGAAGTTTCCGCTCCCGATACATCAGACTTGCAGGAACTAAAAAGCAAGCATCAAGAAGCCATCAATGCCGACAAGGTAAAGCTCCACAACAGAGAGACCATCGCCAACAGCAACAAGCGCATCAAGGAGTTGGAAGACGAGTACAAGACGAGCCAAGACGAGCTGGCACGTTTGGAGGGTATCGAGTTCACCATTCAGCAGTTCTGCAAGGCTCGTATAGAACACGTTGAGAGCCGTATCAACGGTATGTTCAAGTTGGTGCGCTTCAAGATGTATGAGCAGCAAATCAACGGTGGGGAGATTGAAACGTGTGAAGCCACCGTGAACGGGGTGCCGTTCTCTGACTTGAACAACGCAATGAAGATAAATGCAGGGCTTGACATCATAAATGCGATATGCGCTGCAAACGGCATCATCGCCCCTATATTTATCGACAACAGAGAGAGCGTGTCTGATATCGTCTCTACGCAGTCCCAAATCGTCAATTTGATAGTAGATGCCAACTGCAAGACGCTCAAAATTATATAATACACTTCAACGCAATACTTATCAAATAAATTTTCAATTATGGCAAACGAAAAACAAGCAGCAGCCAACGGAACAAAGGCTGTTCAGAAGTATGACAACATTTCAGAGCAGGTACTTGCTCGCATCGAGGACTTTCAGAAGACAGGTGGTATGGTCCTGCCCAAAGACTACTCTGTAGAGAACCACATGAAGAGCGCATGGCTTATTCTTCAAGCCACAACAGACCGCAACGGTCAGCAGGCTCTCGCAGTATGCACCAAGGAGAGTATCGCAAATGCTCTGCTCGACATGGTTCTTCAAGGCTTGGCAGTGAGCAAGAAGCAGGGGTACTTCATTGTGTACGGTAACAAGTTGGAGTTTCAACGCTCCTACTTCGGAACGGTCGCTCTTGCAAAGCGCACGGGCGGTATCAAGACGGAGCCCATCGCAAATGTCATTTATGAGGGCGATGAGTTTATCTACACTATCGACCCGAAAACGGCTCGTATCTCAATCGTTAAGCACGAACAGAAGATTGAGAATATCGACAACAACAAAATCAAGGGTGCGTATGCTCTCGTCACACTTGCAGATGGCTCTACGCAGGTAATAATCATGAGTATGGCACAGATCCGTGCAGCGTGGGGGCAAGGTGCAACCAAAGGCAATAGTCCTGCACACAAGAACTTCGCAGAGGAAATGGCTAAGAAGACGGTTATCGGTCGTGCTTGCAAGACCATCATCAATGCTTCGGATGATGCGTGGCTCTATGAAGGCAAGCGTGACGACATGGATAGCGACGCAGCTACAAGACAGCGTGAAGCAACAACGGGAGCTGAAAAACAGATTGTTGTTGATGCAGAGAGCTACGAGGAAATCGAAACCACGCCAACCGCTGCTCCTGCTGCAATCGAGAAAGCCCTAACAGAAGCACCTGCGACAGCAGATGCGGATGATGAACCCGGTTACTAATCATTAAACTCTTAGAACAATGAACCTTCACATACTCGGAAGCAACTCTTTTGGCAACTGCTATGTGTTAGAGACCGCTACGGAGGCTTTAATTCTTGAAGCAGGTGTACGGATGTCTAACGTAAAAAAGGCTCTTAGATGGCAAATGAGAAAGGTTGTCGGGGCTGTAATAACCCACCAACACAACGACCATGCAGGATATGTTGCAGAAATGGCTGCTTCCGGTGTGATGGTTCTTGCTCTAAGAGACGTTTTCACTTCTCATGGATTGAGTGGAAAATCGTTCACCAAAGAGATTGAGGGAGGACATGGTTACAAGCTCGGAAACTTCAAAATTCTTGCAGTGCCCGTTAAGCACGATGTTCCGTGTCTCGGATATATCATCCAACACCCAGATATGGGCAAGTTATTGTTCATCACTGACACGGTAACATTCGACTACGTTGTTCCTGGTCTGAATACGGTAATGATTGAAGCCAACTATGCCGACGACATTGTGGCTGAGAACATCGCCAATGGGGATATGCCCGAAGCAATGCGCCCACGTTTGATTAACTCCCACATGGAGATTGAGCAGACAAAAGCGATACTTGCAGACAACGACCTTTCAGAAGTCGGGAATATTATCCTCATTCACTTGTCAGACGGAAACGCAGACGAACAGCGATTTGTTCGGGAGGTGCAGGAGCAAACGGGAAAAATCGTCTATGCTGCAAATGCAGGAATGACTATTGATATTTCACTAAAACCATACTGATATGAGGTTCTTGATAGATAAGATTGACGGATATTTCAACCTACGGACAATAACTGAATTTTTCCGTACAGCGTCTAATGGCTGCTACATGATAAACATCACTAAACAGCGCAAGGGACGCACGCTCAATCAAAATGATTGGCTATGGGGTTGCGTTTACCCGATTTTGCTTGACGGACTTCTTGATGCAGGATGGGAGTTTACATCGGTCGAGCAAGTGCATGAGTTCTTCAAGAAGCAGATGGCACAAGACAAGGTTGTGAACTACACTACTGGCGAGATCGTAGAGATACCAATGTCAACGGCAATAATGGACACTCAGCAGTTCTCAATGTATGTGGATGCGCTCCGTGCCTACGCAGATGAATTTCTGAATGTAACCATTCCCGAACCAGACAAGAATTGGAGGACAGCAAGATGAGAAGTGTATCGAACAGCACAATATCGACACTCATTAGGTGTTTTCCGCTCATTCTTGCCAATCTGAATGAGGACGCAATGAGAACCAATACACGGCTCTACAATGCCGTGAGACAAACAAGAATAATCATTAACAAGTTAAAGAAACAAGACGATGAACAACGAAACACTGAACATCAATAAAGAGAACGTACTGAACGCCTACGGCTCAGCAACAGACGAGCAGAAAGCAATGCTTGAAATCATTTTCGGCAAAGACACGTTCAAGTCAAAGGACATCACAGAACGCATCAAGACCTTTGAAGATGCTTGCAAAGAGTTGGGCAGCGACCACCCTTTGGTACTGGCATATCAGAACACCAACCTACGAGACGCAGAGGTGGCAAACGACAACAAGGACATCATCGCCTACATGAAGCTCCGCATCATCGTGGCAGCACTAAACGAGGGATGGGAACCACAATTCATCCCAGGAGAATACAGATGGTTTCCTTACTTCGTTCTCTATACCAAAGACGAGATAGACGAAATGGACGAAAAAACAAGGGCTCGTGTGATCTATCGGTCGGTCTACAATGCGTTTGCGCATGGCGGTGTGTCGTTTGCGAGTGCGAATATCGATTCCGCTAGCGTCCCCGCGAATATCGGTTCTCGGCTTGCCTTCAAAACTGACGATTTGGCAGAGTATGCAGGAAAGCAGTTTATCGAAATATATGCTGATTTCATGCTCGGTTGGGAACTGAAAAAGTAGAAACTATATGGCAGGATGGATAAAGATTGATCGTGGCATTACAGATATGCAGGGATATTTCGGGGATAAGTTCAACCGCCCAATGTGTTGGATAGACCTTTTGCTACTTGCAGAATGGAAGCCCAAAACACTGACCATCCGTGGCATTAAGGTGGTTTTGGAGAGAGGACAGATTGCAATCTCGGTACGAGAGCTAAGCAATAGGTGGTCCTTATCAACACCAACCGTTCAGAAAATTCTGAAAGAGTTTGTTGCAGATGAACGCATAACGGTCGAAAGGTCAAACGTGGTAAACATCATAACAGTACTAAACCATGAAAGATATCAGAGTAATGCAGAGCCACAACAGCAAGACCTTTTCTCGCAGCAAGTTCCCAACGGACAACCGCCTAAAAGCAAACCACAATCTAAGCCTAAACAGACAAAGCACAAATATGCACCGGAAGTTCTTCTCACAGAAGAAGAATACGGAAAGTTGGTTGCAGAACATGGTGAAGATGGTGCCAAGTGGATGATCCAAAAATTGGACGACTACAAAGCATCGAGAGGAACAACATATAAGTCAGATTATCGAGCTATTCTTAATTGGGTGGTCGGTGAATATCAAAAACAAATACAATATGGCAAATCCACGAACAATAGGCAGTCTGCTTCCGAAATTGCGAAGAGACAACGAGACACAGACTTTGCCAACTACATCGCAGGCAAGCTCAGCAGTGGTAGCGTGCAGGGAGAAATACAAGACGAGTGAAAACTTCCTTACGTTGTTCAACCCAGATATGCAATACGAGTATTGTACGGACCTGCAAAGGTGCTATATGGGCAAAGCTCCCACATTGAGCGTTCTGAATGACGCATTCGGTAAAAACATCACGGAAACGTGGCTTGCAATTCAGATACGCAACTTGTCAGAGTTTAGCGGAGTAAAAGACAAAATAGACACTTCGCAGATTGATGCGCTCGCAAAAGTTATCATCACAACATTCAAGTTCCTTAAGGTTACGGAGCTGATGCACTTCTTCCTACTCTTCAAAAGTGGCAAGTATGGAAAGTTCTACGGATCAGTAGATGGTCTCGTCATAACAGAAGCACTTCAAGACTTTTGCAGGGAGAGGAATGAAAAACTGTACAGATTTTACGAAGAAGAAAGAAAACGCAAGCAAGAGATTGAGGACGAGAATAACCGCCAACAAGTTGCCAAGTTTCGGGCGTTCTTGAAGTTGCACGATTGCACGGTAACAGAATGGCTAAATAACAAAGACCTTTTCGATGGCAAACACTCGGTAGAAGAAATCAAAGCCGAACTCAGCAGGAGAAGAGGAAACAAGTAATAATCGCATTAACGCAATATTGATATGAGTACACAAATAAACCCGGTCAAGGATGCCATTAAGGCTTATCTCGACAAAAGGGCAAAAGAGGACAGTCTGTTTGCAGCGTCCTATGCCAAACCAAACAAAAGCATCGATGAATGCTTTGACTACATAATCGGAGAGGTCCGAAAGAAAGGAACTATGGTCTATATGTCGGACGAAGAAGTGTTCGGCATGGCTGTTCACTACTACGATGAGAACGATATAAAGGTCTCCAAGCTACCAAATGGGGAGAGCGTGAACGCAACTACACATCAAGCACTAGGGCTTACAGAAGAAGAAATGCAGAAAATCAAGAAACAAGCAATAGAAGCCTACAAGAAGCAGTGCATCGATGCAGAAACATCAGCAGCTAAAGAGCGTGCAAAAAAACGCAGAGAAGCAAAGCGCAATGCTCACGCTCAAAAATTGAACTTCTTCATACCATCACTATTCGGAGAAGATTATGAGACCACGAAATAAACAAGAAAGATTGATTGCAGGATTGAGCGCATTGCTCCCTGCAATCACTCCAAAGCAGAAGCAATGGGCTATCGACACTTGCTTTGAAAAAGTTGGGTATGCAGCTAAAGGCGAAGTATGGTGCTCACAGTGTGGCATGGTTCACGATAAAATATCGTCAGAGCTCGGCATTACACTCGTAGGAGACGAAACAATCTGTCCGCATTGCGGAACAAGGCTCAAACTGAAGAACAGCCGTAAACGCAACATTTCGGAGAGTTGGTATTTCACAATCCTCACCACCTGCAAGGGTTATCAAGTTTGCCGACACTTCATCATAGAAAAGAAGATGTGGAAGACAAGTAACAATATCAACGTGGACCACGCTCCCGAATACACCATCAACGAAGCTGTTCAGAATTGGATCGCTCCCGATGGTAGAGAAACAATCATGGCGAGACCCTGCAAGTGCATCCCTCACATTTACGATGCGTGGGACTTTGATAAGCCAATGAGCATAAAGGACAGAACGGGTATTCGTACAAGCTACAATCCCGACAAGTACGACATCAACGCTGAATATATCTATCCGAATGGTAGCATACTCCCGATACTTCGCCGTAACGGTTATACGAGACGCTGCAAGAGTCTTTCGGCTTGTGAGACGATGAAATTAGTGCTGACGGATAGAGAAGCCGAAATACTGGCAAAGAACGGGCAATATGGTTTATTGGCATGGAAAAGCGCACGGGGCTATCGTGAGTTCTGTATGCCATACGCTCACTCAATCCGAATTGCCAACAAGAACAAATACATCGTCAAGGACGCATCGATGTGGTTTGACTATCTCGACTTGTTGTCTTACTTCCATCTTGATACGCATAACGCCCACTACGTTTGCCCGAAAGACCTAAAGTGTGAACACGATATACTTGCAAAGCGTAAAGGACGCATCGAAGCTCAGCGTGAGGAAGAGCGCAAACGCAAGGAAGCAATCAAGTGGGAAAAACAATATCGAGCCGACAAGGCAAAGTATTTCGGTATATGTTTCGGTGATGAGAATGTGGTTATCACGGTTATTCAGTCCGTAGCAGATATGGCAGAAGAGGGTAAGAAAATGCACCATTGCGTATTTGCCATGGGCTACTATAAGCGCAAAGACAGCCTTATCCTAACTGCAAGAAGTGCAGCCGACGGCAAGCGTATCGAGACAATAGAGGTCTCACTCAAAACTTTCAAGGTGGTACAAAGTCGAGGGGTGCAGAACACCAACACGCCATACCACGAAGAAATCATCAACTTAGTAAACAAGAATATAAACTTAATAAAACAAGCAGCATGAATAATATACTTATCATCATTATCGGTTGGATCGTATTCCTTTCGATAGCAGGTTATATCGTAACTTTTATCATCAAAGAGTTTGTCGCCATGGTTAAGAGCGAAGCCACTCTCTATAAGCGTACGAAATCGTATAAAACACGGATAGAAGCACGGAAAAACGAAGTAGTTGCAATGGCTTTGAGGACTGTAATTTACGACTATTGGAACGTAAAAAAGACACATCCGGATTGTGATACATGGTGTATTGGTCAGTGGCATGACTACTATGTGAAACAAAACGGAAGCAGAAAGGAAAAGGAGAATGAGCAGTGAACGAGCATATCAGTTCTTCCGCCTGGTTGAGCGTATGAGGAACAAACAAAAAGAGTATTTCCGCACCAAGAGCCAAGCGGTGCTTAATGAGAGCAAGCAGTTGGAACATGAGGTGGATAGTGAAATACAGAGAGCAAATAACATTTTGAATAATCGGCAGCAGCCATCATTATTTGACGGACAATGAAAGATATTCAGTTATTCAATGATAGTTTTCAGAACTACAAATCATATCAGATACCAAAGGCGCAGCTCATTCTGACAGATGTGCCATACGTTCTCGGCAAGAATGCCTACGCTTCAAACCCCGTTTGGTATGTTGATGGAGACAACACCAAAGGAGAGAGCGACAAGGCAGGAAAGCAGTTCTTCTCATCTGACAGCGAATTTCGCCCGGCAGAGTTCATGCACTTCTGCTCCAAGATGCTAATCAAAGAACCCAAAGGAAAGAACGTGGCACCGTGTATGGTTTTGTTCTGTGCCTTTGAACAGCAGTTTGGGTTTATCGAGTTAGGCAAGAAATACGGCTTGAAGCATTATATAAATCTCGTGTTCCGCAAGAACTTCTCCGCACAAGTTCTGAAAGCCAACATGAAGATTGTCGGGAATTGCGAGTACGGGCTTGTCCTTTATCGTGACAAGTTGCCAAAGTTCAACAATGACGGCAGCATGGTATTCAACTGCTTCGATTGGGGATATGATAGAACAACTCCCAAGGTACACCCGACACAGAAGCCCGTGCCATTGCTGGAGAGACTGATAAGCATATTCACAGACCCCGGCGATGTCGTGATAGATCCGTGCGCAGGAAGCGGTACTACACTGCTGGCTGCTGCTAATCTGAAACGCAAGGCATACGGCTTTGAGGTAAATAAGGAGTTTTACCGTGGTGCCAAAGAGAGAGTATTAAGAGTTATTACACCGAAATTATTTATATAAGAATATGGAAACAATAAGAAAATGTGCCGTTTGTGGTAAGGAAAAGCCCATTTCGGAATTTAGCAAATCTTATCCAAAGCGATGCAAAGAATGTGTGGCAGAACACACTCGTCAAGTACGAGCCGAAGCGAAGCAAGACACAGAACGTGCAGTGCCAAAAGATAATAGACCTTTCAAGAAAGCAATCGTAAAAGATACCGGTGAAACTGTCCTTGTCAGGATGTGCCGTGAACCGCTTTCTGTCAGAACGGCTGTATATGAAACGACTGAGGGTCGTAAGTTTCCGATGTTCGCACTTGAATATGAAAAAGAAATTGATTGGGAGCAGCGGCGTTATGAGATTGCGAAGGAAATGCTTTGCGCCATTTATCTTGACGAAGGCAGCGAGAAACGCAATACAGAATCAGGCTTATTTGAGTATCAAAGTCTGAATGGCTACGCAAAAGAAGCTATCAGATATGCAGACGCTCTCATTGAAGAACTAAAGAAAACAAGCAACAATGAAACAAGTACAAGCATACAGATGTGAGCATTGCGGTAAGGTGTACTTGATAAAAGGCAAGTGCATCGAGCATGAGCAATACAGATGCACACGCAATCCCGAACTTCGCCCCTTGTGTTACGACTGCAAGCACTACGAACCGAGTGTGGAAGCAGACAATCAAGAACGTGTCGTCTGGTACACTGATAGTCCATTGGGTGATGTCGAACACATGAAGAAGTTCGACCCTAACAAATGCTCGGTATTGGGCTGTAAGCTATTCAACAATATGAAACTATCCGAAGAAGTATTGGGAGCGTTATACGAGAACGATTACACTGCTATGCCACTTACAAGTGATGGGTGTGTCAATTTCGTTGAAGCGAAAGACGATAAACCAACCGACAAAGTGATATTCAGATGAAGAAGCGAGTAATGATTAGTCTGTCAAAGACATTTCCCAAGACGCACAAACGTGCAGGAGTGAAGACGTTCTTTGTACGAAACATTAACAACGGAACAAAGATACACACCATACGTACTGGCTACGAAAGATGGAGACACAATCTCGATAAGGTTATCAACGGAACACACATCGTGTCGTTAAGACAATGGACGAGAGTTCCATACCGCTCTCCACAAGACGAAATAACGTTGCTTACAGATGTTGGATATGAACGCATATCGATGTCGTATGACCCGGACACTGGCAAAGTGAAAGCCGTGATAAACGGAAGACCTTACGACAATGTGGAGCAGATAGCCAGAAACGACGGTCTGAGATGGGATGATTTCGTGGATTACTTCTTTGGTAAAGGAGCACACAACGCACGTTTGTTTCAAGGTGTGATTATCCACTTCACGAAGTTCAGATATAGCAACACTAATACTTAGTATTTCAGTAGTATGTAGTAAGTATATATATAATAAATAATCTATTTAATATAACGAAACGGGCATAACAAGTAAAATACGAACAAGAACAACTATGTTGAACAAGGCACAAGTAATCGGACATCTGGGGCAAGACCCTAAAATAACGGTGATGGACAAAGGACGTGGCACCATTGCTTCATTCAGTGTAGCCACAACAGAGAAAGGCTTCAAGACAAAAGACGGAACACAAATTTCCGACCGAACGGAATGGCACAACGTGGTCTGCTTCGGACGCATTGCAGATGTTGTGAAGAACTATCTCAGAAAAGGCTCAAAAGTCTTTGTTGAGGGTAAAATGAGAACCAGGCAGTATGAAGACCGTAACGGAGTAAAACGCTCGATTATGGAAATCAACGCAGAGCTGATAGAAATGTTGGATAGCAAACCGATATCGCAGCAGCAGCCGTTAGATGAGTATCAGACACCGCAATACGGATCAATGCAGCAGGAAAATAAAAAAGATGATGATTTGCCATTCTGATGAGACATATCGAGAGTAAAATACAGATAGCGTGCAAACGATGGTTTGATTACCAATACCGTCAGTTTGCACCGCTTCTGTTTGCTGTGCCTAATGGAGGACAGCGTGGAAAATTTGAAGCAAGCATTATGAAAGCGGAAGGTGTCACTCCGGGAGTAGCGGACATGATATTGCTTGTATCAAGAAGAGGGTATGGTTCACTCTGTATCGAGTTCAAGACTGCAACGGGCAAACAATCTGAAAGACAGAAGGAGTGGGAGAAGATAGCGTCAGCGTGTGGCAACAAGTACGTTATCGTGCGCAGTTTGGAGCAATTTATCAAGGTGGTTACGGCTTACTTGGGGTAATAGCCCCATTTTTGTGGCGCAAACGTACGCTTATTAGGCGCAGTATAATTAACTTTGCAAAAGTTAAAACAAATGTTACATCAAACAAAAATTTTATTATGCAGATTTTGACACAGTTTGACGGATGGGCACTCATCGCACTTTTCTTTGTTGTGATGAGTTCCATCGTGCTTTGTCTGAGAAAGAGAAGACAGACGAAAGCAGAGTTTTTGGCAGCAGGACATTCTGCCCCATGGTTACTAACAGCCTTTTCGATGGCAGCAACGTGGGTATGGGCACCGTCCATGTTCACGGCAGCGGAGAAAGCGTACACACAAGGCTTCGCAGGAATGTTTTGGTTCATCGTCCCGAATGTTCTCACGATGATACTGTTCGCGTTCTTTGCAAACAAGATGCGCAAGCTACGCCCCGATGGTTGGACTTTTAGCGACTATATCCGTGAGACTTACAGCAACAGAGCGCATAACATGTTCCTTGTAGAGAGCTTCGGTTTGCAGATTTGCTCACTTGCTGTTCAGTTGTTGGCAGGCGCAACCATCTTCCACAAGATTACGGGTATTCCGTTCTTCACTACAACTTTGGTTTTGGCGGTCGTACCATTGCTTTATTCGCTAACTAACGGCATCCGTGGTAGTGTAACCACAGACTTTGCAAAGATGGGCTTTATCGCTCTCGTATTGCTTCTCGGTCTCCCGATTATGACAGCAGATGCAGGTATCGAAACACTTGTCAATGGCCTCGGTGGTATCACGGGCGACTATAGCCAACTGTTCAGCCCGACGGGAATTGCGGTAATGTTGTCTTTTGGTTTGCCGACCACAATCGGATTGCTCTCGGGTACATTTGGAGATCAGATGTTTTGGCAGCGTGTCTTCTGTGTCAAACCTGACAAAGTGAAGCGCACAATGATTGCAGCAGCTCTCATCTTTGCCATCGTGCCAACATCGCTTGCTTGCTTCGGTCTGTTTGCAGCAGGAGCAGGACTTGACATCGCAGATACTCAGCTCGTCAATGTTGGAGCAGTTATAGCTTTCTGCCCAAAGTGGTTCTTGTATCTGTTCTTCTTGATGATCCTCGCAGGACTTATCTCAACAGTTGATAGTATCTTCTGTGCTGTATCATCGGTTGCAGGACACGATGTTGTTATGCGTATCTCAAATGGCAAGTCTGACGGAGAGAACGTGACAATCAACGGCAAAACCTATTCATCAATCAGCATTGCAAGAATGGTTATGGTTGCAGTCTGCATTTTGGCTATCGCAGTTGCGAACATTCCGGGTCTTACAATCACCTATCTGTTCTTGTTCTACGGAACACTTCGCAGTTCGGTTATGCTCCCAACCATCTTTGCTATCAATGGCAAGCGAATGACTGAAAGAGGTATCTTCTACGGCATATTGTCAAGTATCGTTGTCGGTCTGCCAATCTTCGCAGTAGGTAACCTTATGAAAATTACGCCTATGATTGTAGCAGGCTCACTGCTCACGATTGGCTTGTCTGGTGTGATTTCACGACTTCTTCCGCAAAAGGAATTAGAGACTATCAACGAATAATTTTATCATCTTAAAAAGCAAAAGAACAATGAAAAATCGAATTAAACTTTTTCTCGTTATCTCGGCACTCAGTCTTCTTTTCGGCATGAAAGCTAATGCGCAGGTATTTGACGGTATTACTCAGCCTACCAAGTTCCGTGTTTGGGTGCCCGTCTCCATCGACTTGCACAACAGCAAGAATGTAGGTGTAGCTCCTTTCGTTGGCTACAAGCAGGACATCGGAGAGCGTTTCAGTATCACCCCCGTGTTGCAGTACAACATCAACAAGGAAGCCTTTGTTCCGCAGGTGTGGCTCAACTTCAACGTGGCTAAAAAGTTCTACGTTCTCTCTCGCTCTATCTACGACACAAAGGCAGACCTTTACAAACATACGCTATCAGCCACATACAAGCTCCCTCTCGGCTTTATGGTGGATGGAACATGGGAGAACATGTATAACGGCAAAAAGTTCTGTGACGGAGACAGATTGCAGTTTGTTGGTGGCTATGCCCATAAACTATTTGTCGTCAATGCAGGTTACTCATGCAGAGCAAAGCCGGGCTTCATCGCTAACTTCCGATGGAAGGTTACTCCTAATGATTGGTTGCAGATGAAGTATGACGGTGGTACGAAGTCTATGCAGTTAGGCTGTGCCCTACAATTCAACTGATTATGGCAAAATACGTTTTAGGCAAGAAGCAGTCCTCAAAGAATGAGGATTTTGTCAAAGCGTGGAATAACATCGAGCAACTGATTTCCCGTGAAGAAGCGGAGAGATTGGTTGCTGATGCCGTTTCAGACATCAAGGCAAAAACAGCAGGAAAAAATGTTGCTTATGCGTGGAGCGGTGGCAAGGATAGTCTCGCCCTCCAAGTTGTCTGTGAACGTGCAGGCATTAACAAATGCGTGTTATGCACTGCTTCAAAGATTGAATATCCCGGTTTTGTCGATTGGTGCAAAGCTCATGCCCCGAAAGGTCTAACAATCGTGGATAATCCGAAGCTCGACATCAAGTATGTTGCAGATCATCCCGATATGCTGTTCCCCGTGAACTCAAAGTATGCTGCTCAATGGTTCCACATTCTCCAACACAGAGGACAAGCCATATACTTCAAAGAACAGCACCTTGACATCATCTGTTTGGGGCGCAGACTTCAAGACGGTAATCATGTTGGCGGTAAGGAGCAGAACATCTATATGGACGCAAAAGGCGTTACCCGCTTCTCTCCTATCGCACATTGGAAGCACGAAGATGTTATGGCGGTGATACACTACTTCCTTAACAGGCAAGTCCCCCCCCTATACGATTGGAAGAACGGTTTTGTTGTCGGCACGGGAGTGTGGCCAGCTCGTCAATGGGTAGGCACAGCGCAAAATGGTTGGCAAGAGCTTTGGGACATCAACCCATCAATGGTGCGTGATGCAGCACCTTACATTGCATCAGCAAAAGAGTTTATCAACACTAAAGAGTAATTCATATGGCAATTAAACACGAAACCAAAATTGTGGAACTTGCAAAGCTCGTTCCATACGAGAAGAACCCTAACATTCATCCGCAGGAACAGATTGCTGCAATGGCAAAGAGCATGGAGACCTACGGACAGTATTATCCCATCATCGTTGATGAGGACTTCAAAATCCTTTGCGGACACGGCAAGGTTCTCGCCTTACAGCACCTCGGCAAGACTGAGGGTGAGGTACGCATCATGCGTGGTCTTACAGACAAGCAGAAACTCAAAATCGTTATTGAGGACAACAAAATTCAGTCCATGTCGTATGTGGACTTCACCAAGATTGAGGAAATCATCAAGGAGGTTGGAGAACTCGACATCATCGGCTTTGGCACTGACTATCTCGATGCCATCATCAACGAGTCAGTAAAAGACAACATGGGAGTGGACTTCTCGCAGCCTGCTCCGAAACCTCAGAGCAACGAAAAGCAGGTTGATGACATTCCACAAGAGAAGCGTGACGACCAGGACGAGGAACGTAACGACATCGAGAGCGGTATGCAGCCTGCAAGAACTATGATTTGCCCTCATTGCGGTAAAGAAATAATCCTCTAATTTCTACGACTATGGCTAAGAAAGACAAAGACCTTTTCGCACCATTGCGAAATCTGCAATTCATCGATCGTGATCTGGTGAAGCCAAATGACTACAACCCTAACAAGGTTTTGAAAAAGAACCTTGATTTGCTTACAGAGAGTATTCTGAATAACGGTTTTTGCTTTCCTATCGTCATTCGCCCGGACTACACCATCATCGACGGCTTCCACCGTTGGATGGTGTCCGGACGAGAGCCGTTGAAAACGCTTCTCGGCAACAAAATACCTGTGGTCATTGTTGCACATGAGAACGCAACGGACGATATGGCAGGCACCGTGACATTCAACCGCGCCCGTGGTACACACTTGCTTGAACCGATGGAGCATATCGTAAAGAAGCTGCTCGATGAGGGTTTGCAGGTGGACGAAATCTCTAAGAAGCTCGGAATGAGCCGTGAGGAGATTTTCAGACTATCCAAGATTGACAGAGAAACATTCTTGAAGTTGGTTACTTCTCGTGGAGACAAAAAGTTCAGCAATGCACAAGTTTTAAGACGAGGATAAGGAGGAACGCTTATGTATATCAAAGACTTAAAATGCAATGTTGTGGAAGCGGCAGAGCGCAGAGTACTTGAAGCGTTTCATAACAACAAGACGGTCTCAATGTCATTCTCTGGAGGAAAGGACAGTATCTGTATGGCTGATATCGTTATCAAGACGATGCAGAAATACGGCATATCGTTCTCTCGTCTCATGGTTACATTCTTCGATGAAGAAGCAATCTATCCCGATGTTGAGAAAATCGTTCTTGAATGGCGCAGCAAGTTCATGTCCCTCGGTGCAAAGTTCTATTGGTTCTGTTTGCCAATCAAGCACTACAACTGCTGCAACAAGTTAGCCAATGACGAGAGCTTTATTTGTTGGGAGCCTGGAAAGGAAAGTGTATGGGTTAGACCTATGCCAAAGTTTGCAATCCGCAACCACACTTCTTTCAGAATGGGAATGAGCTACCAAGTCTTCGGAGAGAAAATCTTCAAAGACATTCCGCAAATGGTAGGATTGCGAATGGCGGAAAGTCTGCAACGTAGAAGTGCAATTTCTTCGATAACAAAATCGACATTCATCTACCCGATATACGATTGGCGAGACCAAGACATTTGGCTCTATATTCAGCGTACGGGGCTTCAAATTCCTATTACCTACATCTACCTATACAAAGTAGGCGTAGCACTTAACAAGCTCCGTATATCGCAATTCTTCTCTATCGACACTATCAAGAGTCTGCCTAAGGTTTTGGAGTTCTACCCGGACTTGTATCAGCGAATACTGAGACGAGAACCAAATGCAGACCTTGTTATGCTCTACCAAGACACAGATATGTTCCGCTCATCCAAGCAGGACAACAAGTTTGATTTGGAGAAAGGTAAGGACTATAAGCAGATGTTCATCGACACGATGAAAAAGGCAGCGCAAAACCCGTACGACTATCCCGGCTATGAAGTAGCCAAAAAAGTTTACGCTCGATGCACAGAAGCAACAACGGTCAAGACCTATCAGAAAATGTATCAGATGTTGCTTGCAGGAGACCCGAAGAAGCGTTCATATCGTGTCCTTGTCGGTGATTTGTATCGTGATGTTCAAAACAGAGACAAAAAGAAAAAGCATGGCAGAACGTGACACACAGAATATTGACGAGAGGGTCGCCCGTGAAAAGGAAGACCTTCTCGATGCGCTTTCCAAGAACAGCGGCATCGTGGCATCAGCTTGTCGTGCGTGCAACGTATCACGAATGACATATTACCGATACTATCGTGAAGACCCCGACTTCAAAGAAAAGGCAGACGATGTAAAGGAACTTCAAAAGGACTTTGCCGAAAGCCTTATCTTGAAGAAAATGAAAGAGGGTGATACCACGATGATAATCTTCTACGCAAAAACGCAGATGAAAGACCGTGGCTATACAGAGCGCAGCGAGATTACGGGAAAGGATGGCAAGGATTTAATCAAGAGTTCTGAAATAGACCTTTCCAAGCTGACAGACGAGCAGCGTGAAGTGTTGCTCGGTATCGGACTTGATATTATCAACAAGAAAGAAGAATGATCCAACGATTAGATTATACGAAACTCGCTCTACAAGTTGTAGCGGAGCAGTGCCGTAAAGACTTCTTTTTCTTTGTGAAGACATTTTGGGATGTAATCATCAAGGAAACACCAGTCTTTAATTGGCACATTCCGTTCTTGTGTGAGGAATTGCAGAAGCTCTCTGTGTCTATCGTGCGCAGAGAGCCAAAGCCGTATGACCTTATCGTGAACATTCCACCAGGCACAACCAAATCAACCATCGTAACCATTATGTGGCCCGTGTGGTTGTGGACGCAAGACCCGACCATCCGAATAATCACAAACTCTTATTCTGGTGGTCTTTCCATTGAACACGCTACCAAATCAAAGGACATTATTCTATCTGACAAGTTTCAGATACTTTTCCCGAACATACAAATCCGAAAGGACAAATCGGGAAAACAGAACTACGAAAACACGGAGACGGGATATCGTTACGCCACTTCTACGGGCGCAACCATTACGGGTTTCCATGCCCACGTTATCATCAATGACGACCCCGTGAACCCCAAGCAGGCAGAGTCTGAGTCAATGCGAGTGCAAGCCAACGAGCACACAAAGACGCTTTCAAGCCGTAAGGTGGACAAAGCCAACACGCCCGTTGTGACCATCATGCAGCGATTACACGAAGACGATGTTACGGGTTACTTATTGAAAAAGAAAGGCGACAATATCAGACACATCTGCCTACCTGCAGAAGACTGTGACGATGTGAAGCCTTCTTCACTCCATGCAAACTATGTTGATGGACTTTTGGACGCAAGGAGACTTAACAGAAACGTTCTGAATGAAGCCAAGACGGACTTAGGTAGCAGAGGTTATGCCGGGCAGTATATGCAGACGCCTACAGCGGATGGCGGTAACATCATCAAGGAGAATTGGTTCAGAAAGATATCGTTTACCGATTTCAGAGCTTTGCGCTTTCGTGAGACCATGCACTTCTTTCTTGATACCGCCTATGACGAAAAGAAGAAAAAGACCGACAATGACCCATCGGGCATCATCGGAGCATGCAAAATCAAGAACAACATCTATGTCGTGTGCGCCAAGAAAGTTTGGAAGTCATTTCCCGACCTTCTGAAATTCTTACCCGATTACCTTTATGCCAATGACTACGACAGCGGACAGAGCACGCTCCGTGTTGAGCCAAAGGCAAATGGCAAATCGGTGGTGCAACAATTGGAAGTTTCCACTGACCTTAACGTGACATATACACCCACACCAAAAGACCCAAAGGACGTGCGTCTCCATGCCGTAGCCCCGAAAGTCGAGTGTGGGCGTGTCTATATCGTAGAGGGTGAGTGGAATGACGAGTTTATAGACGAGATTTGCGGTTTCCCAGCCAAGGCTCACGATGAATATGTGGACTTGCTCGGTTATGCTATTAACTACTTCTCTGACAACGCAGAAGCAGAACTTGCTGACGATGTGGAAGTAGATGACTTGATACCGTTTTAACAACATCAAAAAGAAAGACTATGAGTTATTTTCAAATGTTCGCCAACTATCTGAATGCAGTGGTCGGCAGAAACCAAGAGTTTGACGACCTCATCAAGGCAAAGGACATTTCCCGTGTCAAGTCGCTATTCCAATCACGGGAAGAAATGACAGCCGAAGCGATGAAGGAGTATGATACACGTTCGCACGACATCAACAAGCGTGAGGACAAAATTGTCCGCAACAAGTTGGGGCAGCGCAAGGGAGTAATCAAGCGGTGGAAACTGCCTTTGAACTATCCTCAGTACATCAACGAAATATCGGTTGTGTTTATCTATGGTCGCCCAGTCAAGTGGACGCTGCAAGGCGACACTGGAGACAAGGCTTTTGAAGCGTTTAAGGACATTATCAAGCGTACACGGTTCGACAGCAAGGTACGGCAGTGCAAGCGTCTTGCAGGGGCTGAAACGCAGTCTGCAATGCTTTTTCGTGTGTTCCGCAATGACGAGGGTAAGCCCGATGTGCAAATTCGAGTATTGGCACGAAGCAAGGGAGACGAGATTTATGCCCGTTGGGATATATACGAGAACCTTGTGTCGTTCGCATGGGGCTACTATGTCAAAGAGGGCAGCACAAGCACAGTATATCACTTCGACATCTTTACTCCCGAAGTGATATACCGATGCAAGCGTGTTATGACCGGGTGGGAAGTAACCCCCGAAGAGAACCTTGTTGGCAAGATACCAGTTATTCTGTTTCAGCAGGAAAAGGAATGGTCGGGAGTTGAGCCACTAATTGAGCGTGAGGAGTACATCGGTTCACGAACCGCAGACACCAACGACTACTTCTCAGACCCTATGTTTCTTATACATGAGGACATAATCAAGAACATGCCCGAAAAAGGAGACGAGAACAAGACATTGCGCATCCGTGGCAACAATGTGGATGATGTTTCCAAGTACGCTTCTTATCTGACATGGGACAGCGCACCAGAAAGCAAGAAGTCTGAAATCGAGTGGTTGCAGAAGCATATACTTTCCAAGACATTCACGCCTAACATCGACTTCGACAACATGAAAGGCTTATCCAATGTTTCAGGAAAGGCACTACAACAGATGATGCTGCTCGCGAACATCAAAGCTAACCGACACAAGGAAATGCACGATGAACTGCTTGACCGTACTGCCAATCTCATTCTTGCAATCATTGGCAACGTTCTGCAGATTGCTCTGAAATCAGAGTGCGAGAACACCATCATTGCCCACGAGTTCCAAGAGCCATTCGGAAAGGACATAGCAGAGGTAATCAGCAACATTGCCAAAGCCAAGGATGCAGAAATGATATCCACCGAGGGCGCAGTAGAACTCAATCCAATTATCAAGGACCATAAGTTGGAGATGAAGCGCATGGAGAAAGAGAAAGAGACGGCAGCGCAAAGGCAGCGTGACATCTTCGGACAGAACCAAAACCAAGATGACATTTTCGGAGGGGCTGAATAATGGCAAAGAAGATTATTCCAAGCAGAAAGCCCGACTGCCAGGACTGCAAGCACTCGTATGATCCGCACAGCAAGGCTTTGGACGGAAACATGATATTGTGTCGTTGTCCTTATCACACAGACCGAAGCAGGTTCATGGTTCGTGATGGCTGTAATCTGTTTCAGAAAAAGTACTGAATATGGCTAAAAAGAAGAAAATCGATTACGACAAATACGCAGCCGGGCTATTCGCAAGAACGGAGCAATATGCCGACAAAGTACGGCAGCATTACGCAACGGCAGTGGAAGAGTTGCTCAAATTGACCGCTAATGGCGATTTGGGGTCATCTGGTGCGTTTTCTTTCGGAGATAATACAAAGTTATCCGAAAAAGCAAATAGCATCTTACGGGGGCTGTATTCAGCCGTGTATAATGAAATCAAGGGTGGCGTGGCTTCCGAATGGGAGTACGCCAACCTTTCATGTGATGCGCTCATTGAATCGATTTTCGGCAAAGGTCTGAATGAGGACAATCATTTTGCTCGGTGGTTCAGTCGCAACCAACAAGCAATGGATAGTTTCTTCAAGCGCAAATCAGCCTATGGAGGGCTTAATCTATCGCAGAACGTGTGGAAGTATGTCGGCAACCTTAAAACCGAAATGGAGGTGGCTCTTACGGTCTCTCTCGGGCAAGGAGATAGTGCTGCCACTGTAAGCAGAAAGGTGCGCAAGTATCTTCAAGAACCAGACATGATGTTCAGACGATTTCGTGTCAAGGTTGGAGAAGAGAATGTCTATGATGAAGAAACTGGAGAGCTTATTGGCACAAAGCCCATATACGGGCGCAAGTGGAAACGCAAGGTCATAGACCCTCAGACAGGTGCCGTAACGTGGGAGAACTTCAATCCTCGCAATTATCACCCTGGGCAAGGTGTATATCGAAGCTCATACAAAAACGCTATGCGACTGACGAGAACTGAAACCAATATGGCGTACCGCAGTGCAGAGCAAGACCGATGGGAACGCATGGATTTCGTTGTTGGATATCGTGTAAAGCGTTCCAACAATCACCCGGCACACGACATTTGCGATAACTTGTCAGCAGCCAACAATGACGACACCAGTACAAAGGGAGTTTACCCCAAGGATTTTGTATTCAAGGGGTGGCATCCCCAGTGTCGTTGTTTCGTGGTGCCTATATTGGCAGAGCAAGACGAGTTTATCGAAATGCAAAAAGCCATTCTCAATGGTGAGCAGCCGAAGCGAAGCAAAGATATGGTGCGCAAGCCGAATGATGATTTTTATGAGTGGTGGGATAAGAACAAGGAACGTGTCGAGACGGCAACATCGATGCCGTATTGGGTGCAGGACAACCAAGACTACATCAACAAGAAAAAGAAAATCCGTATCAAGACAGAGGAGGAACGTGAAGAGATACGCAAGCGTTGGGCTGAACGGGCCATCAAGAACCAAAAGATTATCAAGATGGCTACCAATGTCGCAAACGTGGCTCAGAACTACCCCGAAATCGACCTCACAAAGTTGCAGGAGTACATCAATGCAAAGAACGTTTCTTTGGCGAACACAGAAGCCCGTACCATTGCAAAGCAGGTGTCTGCAATCAAGCAGGACGAAAAGGCTTTGTCTGCCCTCATACCAGACGTTCACACATGGAAGCAGCAGTTCACTTCTGCTGAACTCCATCAAGTGTTCGATGCGGTGGAGACAAAACTAAATGGCTGGGCATCGCTTACGCTTGAACAGCAGGAAAAGAAACTCAAATTTGAGTGGGATGACTTCTTGGGCGGTAATATGCACAATGTTCAGTCAAAGTACAAGACATGGGAAGTATCGCAGGCTGCGTACAAGAAAAAGCACGCAGAAATCCTTGATGCTATCGATTGGCAGGATATTGGCAACGTGCTTTCGGAAGCCAAAACATTCAAAACCAAGAGCAAACCTTATCTTGACCTTATCAGCCAATTGGAGAGTGCTATCAGCGCAAAAGACAAGGCGAATGCACAAAGTATTGTTACAGACATGAAGCTAAAGCGAGAGGCCTTGAAAAAGGCTGCTGCTGCAAGGGCTGCAAAACGATACGGAAAGAGTGCAGATGGTCTGTATGTTGGTGGTAACCCGTTTACGGCGGACGAATTGGCTAAACTGAAAGATTATGAAACAAAAATAATAGATGGCATTATGAATGGTTCGGGTGCTGACGATTGGCTTATAGAACGATATCACGACTATGTATATAGTTTGTCCGAAAAGTATTATGACAAGCAAGCATCTATATTCAGTGATACGGAACGTGAAGCCTTGCGCGAATCAACAGAAAAGTACCTCGCAAGACCTGCAAAGAATCCGCATTACATTTGGGGAGCAGAATTGGGAGGTGTTTACAAAGGACATGACGACAAGGTTAAGGCTTACTTGCCTAAGCTCAAAGGAATAACAAAGGAGGAAATTTCTATAGTGCAGCGTTTCACGAATGGTTCAACGTTCAGCAACTGCTACAACCTTAGGAAGGACTCTCCGTATTGGAGAAAAAGGTTCAAAGAAAAACTTGACGGTTTTACATATAGCGAAATTAAAGAGCAATACGAAACCATTGAAGAGTGGTCGCAAGGAGCAAACTACACACTCGACAGAATGGTACGCTATAATGGCATAACATTCCGTGGTCTTGATAGTGGTGGAGGTCCGGAGTTGCGAAAGGAAATGATGTCTGCATTTAAGAGTGGCAAACCATGGGTAAATAATGCTTCATGTTCAACATCAATGAAACATTCTGTTGCAGAGGGATTTGATGGCGACACTATCTTGATAATCCATAACAAGACGGGAGCATACATTCACGCTATATCTGACTATAGTTCCGAATATGAGATAATGACACTAAGAGGGACAAAGTATAAGATACTTGTCCCTCCCAAACTTGTAGGTTCACGCTATTATGTAGAACTTGAAGAAATGGTTTAGTTGCTTTTGCTATACTGAACCGCTTGCTGAAACGTGTATCGTTTGAGACCGATATAATCACGAGACCAAATGCCGTGATTATATAACTCATCGGCACGTTTCAGCATTTCTTCTTTTGTGGTATCATGCTGACCATCGCCCTCCCATAGGTGTTCTTTCAGATAATTTACCATAGTCATTGAAAGCATATTCTTTTCTTTCTCGTCATTGGCTTCAAAAGCGTACAACTCCAGTTTCCACCAAAATGCCTTACCAAAGTCTTTACCTTGAAAGGGATTGTCTTTTTCGCCTTTGTAGTATTTGTAGTTTGCGTATTTATCCATTTCGTCTCTCAATTAAAGTTTTGTAAAACTCGGCAACATTACTCTCCATTATTGCAGGGAGATAACTAAGTGCAACATCTGAAATGACTTTCGGTATGCCCCATATCGCTTCCGCTATCGAACCAACGATTGCTCCTATGGTGTCGCTATCGCCACCGACGGCAATAGCGTATCGTATGGCCTCCTCAAAGCCGTTTGCCTTATTTATGATACCGTACACTACTGGCATGGTGCCTTGACAAGTCTCGTCAAACTTGTTGCGACCATACAAAGGCTCAACCCATTGCGGATAGAACTCAGTCATGGCAGCGAGCATTGCCGACTTTCCATGCTTCCGTGCAAGGAATATAGCAGTTGCAGTAGCCACAGCACCTTTCACACCCTCTGGGTGGTTGTGTGTAGGCAGTGCCGTCTTCTTTGCTTCACGCTGCACGTCTTCCAACGTGTCGAACCACCAAGCCACGGGCGACACTCGCATTGCAGAGCCGTTGCCATAGCTGTTGTAAGGTTGCGGATGGTCAGAAGCAAGCCAACGGGCAAAACTACCGCCATATCCACCCATAGGATGCTGAAACATCGAGCACCAAGAACGTATGCTTTCCTCATAACTGATGCCGTTCACGAGAGCGTAGCCGATTGCCAACGTGCAGATGCTATCATCTGTGAAGCTGCATTGTTCAGTGAACAACGTAAAGTTTGGATCACTCGTGTTGTTGAACTCAAAACGTGAGCCAACAATATCACCAACCATTGCACCTATCATAATTTCCCCTCCTTTGTTTTTGTTTCCGATGCTATCAACTCTCCTTGCCTTATTGTGCATTGTCTGTTCACATACGGCTCTTCTTTCGTGATGCTTATGTTCTTCAACGAGTAATAAGTGATACCCACCTGCTCGGCAGTGAAACGCTGAAATATGGCTGCTTTCGAGCCAAAGTAATAGTGTCTTTCACCATCGATGGGGTTTCTCAATTCAACGTGTAATATCTTTCTTCCCATGTCTGCTATATGCCTTGTTTGGTTATGCAAAGGTACGGCAAATACTACACATTCGCCACACCTTTGCGGAATTATTTTCAGTTAATCACCAAGTTAGGCAATTTCACGAAGTGTTTCAGAGAGTACATCGCATTGGGAGTGAGTTGTCTCTGCCATGCCTTGTTTGTTGGCGACCACTTGAAAGCATTGCTTTTGAGCATCTTTCTTGTTTCTTCATCGGGTACTTCATCGAAATATATCCGTATTCGCTCATCTGAGTTGCATACAGCAACTTTTCCACCGTCAAAGGTAAATTCTTTGTCGTCTGTGGTAGCCATTGCCGTATGGCGTTTAATCGCCTGCTCCGTTGCCTTGATTTTGGCAAGGTTGTTGGATAGTTGATAGGTTGCGAAGCCTTTCTTCTGAAATGAGTATTGCGGTTCTGCCATAACCTCGTTGATAGTACGCTTTGACAGCCCCAGGGCTTCCAGTTCCTCATGCTGCTCAATCTCGGATAGTTTCTTGTTGCGGACGATCTTGTTCACGGCTTTCATTTTCTCCTGCAACTCGGTAAGCTGGTCAAGTTTGTTTTGCAAGCGTTCAACCTCAGCCCAACCGACCAAACGCTGTTGTCGGTTCACACGCTTCAGAACTTTCTCTTTCCATGTCTCAAAGCGCTCACGGGCTGAATGCTCGTAGTCGTTCATCTTCTTGTGTCGGCGGTTGTTGAACTTGCTTGATCCAGTAATCATCACGGAGAATGTTCTGCTCATTGCTTGTAGCCACTCGCTGTATTTAGCGATGTAACGCTGCTCGTACACGCTCTGCAACTCCTCAGGTATCTGAGCCAAGAAGCGGTCAAGTCCGTATTCAAGTTCGTTGAGCAACTGTTCACCCATTCTTTCGGGGTTCATGCTGATGCCTTGTCCTGCTCTGTTGGCAAGGCCTTTTACTGCTAATACTGATTGTCTCATTGTTATTGCGTATTGTGGGAGGTAACTCCCGGTTAAACTTGTTTCTTCTTGATACCCATCAGTTCAACAAGTTCTTCTGATGAATGCTTCTCTGCTTCGTAGAAGTTGGTAAAGAATGTTCCGCTTTCCAACAAACCACGCTCTTTCAGATACTCACGGATTTCATCGGTTGAAGCACCGTCAGAATCGACTTGAAAGTAAAGAGGTCTGCCATATCCTGCCACGAATGTGCAGTTTGTCAGTTCGGGAGTGGTCTCCAACCACTTAAAACCTTGTCTGCGAAAAAAGGACGGGTGCAAAAGCAGATAGGATATTTTGAGTGGATTTATCGGTTGTCGGTGGTTCTTCACCGTGATGCGACATACCGCTTTCTCCTTGTGTGTGCAGAATGCTTCTTGAATATCAACCCGAACCTGATAGCCCTGCAACTCCAACATCATCACCACATCAAGCAGATTACGCCCAGCCTTTACAAATCGCTCTGCATCAACCGAACAATGTGCGCCACAATCATATACTATTGTAACAACCTTTGCGTGATGCTCAATCTTTCTTTGTGCTATCATGCTTTGCGGTATTCCTGCAATAGCATTCGGAACGTGTGGAGCATATCCGATAACCCCCATTTGGGGGATGTTCTTGCGGATATTGCTTATGTGGGTAATCTTCACACCCTTGCTCTTCTTCAAGTCATTCAGGCCATCTTTGTAACCAGTAGCCATAAGTTGCTCACTTTCGGCATAGTTCTTAGTCATAGTGAACGATTCATCGTTTTCTTCACTTGACAGACTGGCGTGCTTGAATACCACATTCGGACTGCGCTTTCCTATCACGTTCAAGAACTCGTTTACTCCATTGAACGTTTCTATTACAAAAGAACCTTTTCTCATTACTTCAACATCTTTTTGAATTCGTAGATATACTGATTGCTTATCTCTGGGAGGTTCTTTGCCACCATCTTTGCATCGTCTTTTTCCATACCACGCAATACTGCGAGTTGGATAGCCTTTTGTGTGTCGAACATTCCTTTGAGCTTTACAAATCGCTCAATGGCTCGGTATGACACCGTAAACTTGATGTCGGCAACAGCGATAGCTGAGCGGAAAGCGTGAATAAACTCAATCACTTCTTTGTCACCTCCTGCGATGGCTAACTCGATATCATTGTCATACGAAACTTCGATTATCGCAAAGCGGTCAAGGCTCGATGCGTCAAGTTGGAAACGTCCCGTATATTCAATGTCGGCTCCCGTTCCGTATGTGTTTCCTGCTGCTACAATTCTGAAATCGGGATGAGCTTCAACACGACCTACGGGGAAATCAAAGTAGCGGTTAGCGATTGCTGCATTGAGTATCACAAGCACTTCGGGAGTTGAAGCGTCCATTTCGTCCAACATAAAAACACCCCCCCTGCGTAAACGCTTTGTAGAACTGTGTTTCTTGATACTTGCCATTTGCATCAATAAAGCCCGTAATTTTGTACTCCTGCGTAACAGCGTTAGAGAAGTAGAAATCCTTACCAAGTGCTTCTGAAATCTGCTTGCAGATAACATTCTTACCACAACCGGCAGGTCCCGTAAGAAATACGGGGATGTCTGCTGCAACAAGTTTAAGAACGGTCTCAAACTCATGGTGCGTATAGCCTGTGACCTTCTTTGTGTCGGTCTCTGTCTTGACTTCGATAGTCTTAGGAAGAATGCCAAAGTTATCAGCCACATATTTCTCGATAAAAGGCTGTGCAGTCTCCATGACACTGTTCACAGACAGCTCGGCAACACTCTTAGCGATAAGACTTTCAAGGGTCGTTTGCGGTGTCGTTGGCTGTATCGGTGCAGCAGGCTCAGTAGGTTGTTCTGCAACGGGAACTGCAACACTCTGAGGTTTCCACCATTTAGCAGCATCGTTGATGATAGCCATTGCACGTTCCTGCTGATCTGCAGACAAAGACTTCTGCTTTGGCTTCGGGTCAATAGGTTTGAAACCATTCTCTGGGTTATAGAGATTACCATTCTTGATAACGATAGGCAAAAATGCTTCTGCATCGTTAGGGATTACCACCGTAATGTCGGCTTCAAATCCTAATACTTGAAAATTGTGATTACTCATATCTGTATTGCGTTTTTATCTAATTGTTATTCTTCTACTTCATCAATATCATATTCGCTAACTCCTGCTCTACGGAACAAGTCTTGAATATCATAGATAAGTTGGTTGTGAGCGTCACATTCGCTCTCGTCCTCTTCATTGTACCACTCTGTTTCCCATTCGTTAGAAGCCATTTGGCTAAGTTGGTCACAAATCATGTGGCAGTCTTCAATAGCGTCACCTGCCTTGCGTGTCTGTCCGAGGGATATTGTAATTATCGCTTTCATATCTGTTTTGATTTTAACTGCGCTCGTTAGGCGTTTTGTTTATTTCTGAATTTGATACTGCAAAGGTATGGCATTTATTTTATGTATGCAAGTTTTTAGTGGCATGTTTTTAATAAAAGCAATAATTATTTTTATCCAAAACCCATAAGTCTCTCTATATAAACTAATAATAAAATAAAAATATAATGCGCTTGTTAGGCGTTTTCTCGACAAATATCACTAAATTTGTGGCGATATTAAATTAACGTAATTTATCATAGGCTTATGAACAAGAAACTTTTAACCGTCTTACAAGCCAAGTGTAAGGACTTTGGATTGTCAAAGACAGCCATCGAGGACCTGTGCAAAACGGGTAGCGAGGGCATAACCGATGAGACCTCGGAAGAGGACATCGAGAAACGTGCGGATTCGTTGGCATCGTATGCGAAGCTCATGCAAGCAGAAGTGACACGCAAGGCGCAGAAACCAAACCCGGATAAACCAGCAGATAAGCCGGGAGAGGAAAATAACGGGGAAGATGAGCCCGAATGGTTCACGAAGTACAAGACTGCTACCGACAAGAAATTGGCAGACCTTGAAACAGAGAACGCCACATTGAAGTCGGAGAAGTCAAAGGCAGAGAGAACGGCACTCATCAACTCCACGGCAAAAAGGCTCGGCATTCCGTCTTTCCTTATGAAGCGTTTCAGCATCGCAGACGATGCGGATGTGGAAAAGGAACTGACAGAGTTCAAGCAGGACCTTATTACCGAAAAACTGATGCCTGCCGATACAGCGGACATCACCTCATCATCCAAACAAGCAGCTAAGGATGACGCCGAAGCGTGGGCGAAATCGCTGTAATAACATTCACTTCAACAATTTCAGATTATGGCAATCAAGCTTGAAAGAGAGACTATCCCCGGCAATATGGATGTCTTTTGGAGACAAGAGGTGCGTATGCTCCCCGGTGGCTTTCAGCCGTCTCAGAACATCCCGGTCGGTGAGGTAGTACAACGTGGCGCATTTGTCGCTGTGGATTTCGATACTATGTCAGCAGCCATTGTCAAGGTCGGTAAGGTGTTGGATGGCGGTACAACCTCAAAACCGCGCGTGAGCAAGCGTAACAACTTATTCGCAGGTGATACGGTTATGAAAGTCGGCAAGACCGATGCAGCAGTAACCGTGAAGAGCGTGGACCGTACCAACTCGGACTATGACGTAATCGAGTTGTCAGCAGCCATCACCGGACTTGCCAAGGATGATTTCATCCAAGAAGCAGTCGAAGATAGTGAAGGCTCTACCTACTCTCCTGCTTATGCCCCTAACATGGTTCTCGGTGCAGACTACGAGTCTCGAAAGGTCGGCATCGGAACATTCGATGTGGCATGGTCGGCAATGGTACTGAAAGACATCTGTACCCCGTTCCCTGCAAGTTGGCTTGCTGATGGCAGCCCTTGCATGAAGAACAATCACAACATTTTATTCATCAAACAGTAAATCATTGAACAATGCCCAAACCAGTATTATTCAGTTCCTTGTACGGTGAACTGACAAGGAACGTGCAGGCTCGCTTTGATGCAGCTTCAAGGCTGAACAAGGAGATTTTCGACAAGGTGATTTACCGCCAGTTTATGGATTGGGACACCCCGACCATTGGACTTGACTTTGAGGAACTCATTGGCAAGTACAACATCACGATCGCTGCTGCTACCATCGGTGAACACTCCAAAGAGCCAATCATTGGCTCAGAGGGGCTTGACACCATTAAGGAGCGTGTTCTGAACCACGCAATCACCCGTCCTATGAGCATGCAGGACTATCGCAAGATCCTGCAACTCCTCGACAGCAAGTCCATTTCGGACGAGCAGAAGAAGAAGGAACTCATCAAACTCATGTGGGGCGATGTTACGTGGGTAGTGAACGGTGTAGAAGCCAAGTTGGATATTATCTTCCTCAGTGCTCTCTCAAATTGCGGTGTATTCACATTTGACGAGAACAACAACCCAGAGGGCGGTGTCCGTGGCGAAATCAACTTCAATCAGCCTACAACCAACATCGCAAAGTCCACGACCAAGTGGATTGATGCCAATTTGGAGACCGTGGATTGCATGGAGGACATCCAGGCAGTACTCGACCTCGCAGAGGACCGTACCAACCTCGGCAAAATTCTTTGCGCTCCGTCTCGTATCTCGTACATGTGTCGTTCAAAGAAGATGAAGCAGATGATTTGGGGTACTGACAAGTCCTCAAAGATTGTGCAGTTGAAAGACATCAACGAGTACATGGAGAGCAACGGCTATCCTATCTTCGAGAAAATGAAGCGACAGGTGCGTGTACACAAGGGTGGAAATCGTTTTGAGACCCTCACTCCGTGGAACGCAAAGAACATCGTGTTCGTCCCATTGGGAAAACTCGGTACGGTCAAGAACGCTTACTCAGACAACGAACTCAACCCGGAGAACGATGTTGCTTACTCTAACTACGGTCGTATCCGTGTGTCGCAGTGGCACGTTGGAGAAACCAAGGGTGCCAACAAAGGCGAGTTCACAAAGGCTGAGTCTCTCTCGCTGCCAGTAATTACGGAAATGGAGAACATCTACACTCTTAAAACCGATTATTAATGGCAATGACAAACTTAGAAGCATTACGGGCTCAGTGCAAGCTCATTTGCAATACCTGCTATGTGGACAGCGATGTTCTGAAACTCGCTCTCCATAATGCAGGAATTGACGCTGACGCAGAAGCAACCGCCAAAGACCCTGCTATTATCCGTGAAGCCATTGTAATAGTCAAAGGCTGGGTGGAAACAAGCAGGTCTGAAAGTGGCATCTCTACATCAGTCGATGCAGCAGCAGTGAAGAACAACATCATCTTTTGGTGTGGCGAAGCAGGGCTTGATGCTTCTGAGTTCGTTGATGATACAATCACGCTTGACAGCGGTTCTGATTTATGGTAAGATTATGAGAACAAACGGATTTCTGCAATATCTCACGCATACAGAGGGTGGCTTCAACGAAGACGGAGAGCCTATAGACGGCACCGACAGTTGGAGTTCACCCATTTCGTGTTTTATCAAAACCGTAACAAACAACTCAAAAGGACGATATGAGGACGGCAAGTTCAACCAGGCTTCGTATGAAGTGCTTGTTGAGAACGAACAAGTCCCCATTGACACCAATAGAGTTCGCTTGATGCGTAATGATGTTGAGCTTGGAGAGTATGTTGTGCAAGGTAAGCCAATCCCTACAGTCATGGAACGAGTTAAAATCATTGTGTAATGCCCGGCAGAATGACAACACCCGTTCGTGTGATAACGGACAAACTTACGGCAGAAGCCAAAGCCAAACTTCGTGTCATAGCAAACGTGCTTTGCTATGTAGGTGAGCAGTGTATCACCGAAGCACGCAATGGCGGTGATTATACTGACCAGTCGGGTAACCTTAGAAGTTCTATCGGTTATGCCGTGTTACTGAACGGACAAGTTATCCAATCAGACCATGTGGATAAAGTCAAGAACGGGGACGAGGGAGTTACGGAGGGACAGAAGTATCTCCAATCCCGTATCAAGAAATCGAGCAAGAAAGGCATTGTGCTTGTCGTTACCGCAGGCATGAACTATGCCGAATATGTGGAAGCGAAAGGGAAGATTGTTCTTTCGTCTGCTGAATTGAAAGCCCCCGTTCTTGTCAAGCAAATACTCACTTCATTAGGTTTCAAGTGTAAGTAATGGAGAAAACAGAAAAGCAAATTGAAAAGGACATGTACCGCATCATCCGTGATAGCGAATTAAAAGCCGTTATCCGTGGTTCGGTATATCGTGATGGTATGCGACCGAAGAATGCCAATACCGAGGATATTGTCGTTATGTTCAAGACTGGACTTGACGGGCAAGAGCAGTCGGGGTATATTCAGATCCATATCTATGTCCCCAACAGAAAGTCCCCAAACGGGGATGGCGAACTTGTCCCCGACATCACACGCATTGACCAACTGGAGGAAGTTGCCAACAACGTGCTTGCTTCTTTGGAAGATACCGAATATCTCTTTGAGAAAGAAAGTACTCCCAAGAGCTGGCCAGTTGAAGGCATTGAGCAGTATTTCATCAACGTGATATTAAAATTCAGACGTAAAACATTTTAATTTTTACCACTATGGCAAAGAAAATCATGGCGTGGTCCAAGTGCAAGTTTGAAATCGGCAAGACTGGTGATAGCGATGCAATGGCAACCTCACTTACCGACATCGGTGTGATTAAGGACAAATCCTCGTCTTTGGAGCCGTCCGATGGAGAATCGCTTGAGATGAAGGCTACGGGCGGTGAAACGGTCGCAAAGGAAACGCAGGAGGGTGGCTACAAGGCTACTACCCGTGTCATTGAGCCGACCGAGGAACTGCTCACTCTGCTTGGACTCGGTGAAGTCGTTTCGGAAGAAGGTAACGACAAGGGAGACTTCAAAATCAAGACCCACATCGTCGATGGTGATTGGTCGCTCAAGATTACTCCTAAGAACGTAGGAGCAAAGGGTATCAAAGCCCCCAAGACGAGCATCACCTACAAGCCCGGCTGGAGCGAAGAGGACGGTAACTATGCCGACATTGACTTTGAAATCCTCAAAGGCGATGCAGGCTACTGGTACTCTATCTTCACTAAGACCGCAGGCTAAAACAAGGCTCTTTTCATATCGCAATGGGTATAGCTCAATGGCAGAGCGCATCAGCAATGGTGAGGTGCAGGTTCGAATCCTGCTCCCTACTAATTACAAAAGACATCACCACATATGGAAACATTGGAAAAGAGAGTTGCAGATGCCATTCTTGAAAGAGCATCCGACAGCATTACAATAGAGGGCAAAGAATATCCTATTGCCCCTCCAAGCCCCGCTACGCTCATTCTCGTATCGGAGCTTGTTGCGACTATGCCAGTAGTCAAAAAAGACACAGAGAACGCCTTATATGAAGTTCTTAGCACCGCTAAGGATTTGTCGGTTATAGGCAAGATAGTCGCTACGCTCATTCTCGGGGCAAAACGAATCAAGGAACACAGGACGGTTGCCGTTGCTCACGTTGAGCATTCAAGGCGGTGGTCATGGCGCAAGTTCCGTTTCATAGGCAGTGATATCATAACCACGAAAGAGGTTGAAGAACTTGATTACCTTGCCGACAAGATACTGGAAGAGGTTACTCCTGCAACTTTGCTCAAAGTGGTAATCAAGCGCATAGGCAATATGCAGGTAATGGATTTTTTCGAGCTTACCACTTCCCTAAGCGCAGCAAATCTGCTAAAGCGGACAAAGGAAGTGGAGACAGCGTCTGGGGATTGATACTCGGTTGGGCTAAGAACTTGAACGTAACACCCGAATACGTCCTTTACGACATCAGCCATGAGAACCTCGTGCTTTACACAAAAGCCACACCGTTCTATGATGATGAAAAGGACGAATGGGACGAAAGGTTGGATGCCAACAATCCCGACAACTTTAGTGATAACGAAAAAGAAGTGTTTGTAACATGAACAATGACGAGGGCAGAATTGGTTTCAGTCTTGAACTTGACGATTCCAAGCTCAGACAACAGATATCAAACTCGCAACGAGCATTTGAGCAACTTGCAGACAATGTAGAAGCCGATGGCGCACGCATGGACGATGCCATCAGTAGCATTGGCGGAGCCGTGGCTTCGCTCGGTGCTGCATGGTCTATGCAGAGTTTTGCCACAAAGGTTGCAGAAGTCCGTGGCGAGTTCCAAAAACTGCAAGTCGCTATGGAAACGATGTTGCAGTCCAAGACCAAAGCAGAAGCCCTCATGGCTCAGATGGTACAGACCTCAGCCACAACCCCATTTGGATTGCAGGAGGTTGCAGGAGGAGCAAAACAACTCCTTGCTTATGGTCTTGAAGCCGAAAAGGTAAACGAGACCCTTATCAGATTGGGAGACATCGCAGCAGGCTTGTCGATTCCACTCGGTGATTTGGTGTATCTGTACGGCACAACCATGACGCAGGGACGACTGTACACACAAGACTTCAATCAGTTTGTCGGTCGTGGTATTCCTTTGATTTTAGAACTTGCAAAGCAGTTTGGAGTTGCTGAGAACAAGGTGAAAGACCTTGTCGAGGAAGGTAAGGTTGGCTTCCCACAAATTCAGAAAGTCATTGAAGACCTTACCAATGAGGGCGGTATGTTCGGTGGTCTTATGGAGAAGCAGAGCCAAACCATATCGGGACAGATTTCCAACATTGAGGACGCTTTCGATATGATGTTCAATGAGATTGGGCAGAATAGCGAGGGTGTAATCAATAGCGCATTGTCTGCAACATCAACACTCGTTGAGAACTATGAGACCGTAGCAGAAGCTCTCGGAACTCTCGTTGCCACTTATGGTGTGTACAAGGCTTCGCTCATGGCACTAACCGCATACACGAATGCAGCATATAGCTATGAGATTACCCAATTAAAGGCTGTTGTCGCTGAGAAAGGAATAGAGATTGATGCAGACCTTCAATCAGCTGTTTCCAAAGGCACAATGACATCTGCCCGTGCCCAAGAAGTGCAGGCACTAAGAATGGAGCTTGCAGCCAAGATTGAGAACGCTAAAGCAATAGCCATTGAGACCGAAGCGGAAGCAAGCGCAGCATCCACAAAGCGAATGAGCGCACAGCTTGCTTTCCAAAAGGCACAAGCAGAGGTACAAGCCAAAGAAGCGGAGATTTTTGCGATGGAGGGGCTTTATGCGCATCAGACAGTAGAAACCCTATACAAAGAAAAAGACATCCTTGTAACGAAAATGCACGCTGCCCAAGAAAGACTTGACGCAGCAGCCAAAGTGGAAAATGCAGCCAAGACAAAGGCTGCTACCGCAGCTCAGAACGTAAATACCCTTACAACAAAGCGAGACACAATCGCCAAGAAGACGAATGGTGCAGCAACGACACTTCTCACGCTTTGTACAAATGGTCTTACAAAGGCATTGCAGGCTCTCAAAGCCGCATGGGCGACAAACCCCGTAGGTATAATCCTTATGGGACTTACTCTCGTTGCCGGAGCAGTAATGACTGCAAGCGACGCATTTGAAAGCGCAGAGGACACAATATCGGAAGCATCTAAAAAATTCGGTGAAAGTATAGACAAGGTAACAAGAAGCGTTGATACGCTGTTTACAGTCATAAACAACACAAGAAAAGACAGCAAGGTACACAAAGACGCTATTGATGAACTCTGCAAGATTTATGAAGAATATGGTATCAAGATTGACGATGAGCGTGACAAATTGAAGCAGCTAAACGAGCAGCGACAAGAAGTCATTCGCCTTATCAAGGAAGAGGGAGAGGAACGCAAGAATGCAAACCTCATTTCTTCATACGATGATGCCATAGAGTCTCGTATGGAGAAGATGCGCAAATCCATTCAAGATGCGTTCAAGGACGCAGAATGGGAAGACACTGGTCTCTTTAACGATTGGGATGCTAATGACTTCCAAGAAAAGGCAGACGAGGCATCAAAGATTGTGAATGCCATGATTGAGTCCGAGATTGGCAACATACGCAATCTAAGTGCAGAGTATGACGGTCTTATAGACAATAGCGACAGACAGAAAGCCGTATATGAACTCACTTCCAAGATTTCAAGCGCACTTGAAGATATTGGTCTGAAAGGATTGTATCTTACAGACATCAATCTCTCCGACTACATCAGAGCAGCAGCGGACGACACAGAGAACCTTGCAGCAGCCCGTGATAACCTCGCAGCATCATTGCGAAACAATAGCGATGCAGCCAACGAGGAAGCGCAAGCCGTGGACTATACTTCAATGTCTTTTGACGAACTTTTCAACTCTGCATACAAGGCAGATGAAGAAATTGATACGACAAAGAAGAACCTTGTGCAGTTAGGCGGTATCAAAGCGACACCGCTTGTGCAGACATCATCTATTGATAACGCTATCAATCAGACAAACACGCTTATCAATAACATGCTCTATCTGAATGGGCAAATATCAGCATCTGGTAATGGCGTATTAGGCCTGAACTATCAAATGCCTAAACTCAATTTGGAAGGTGGCCTCGGATTTGGAAGCAACAAGACAACACTCGGTTTCAACACGAGCAGTTTTACTCCTACTGTCAACTCGGGTATAGCGCAAGCGCAGAACGAACTGGAGAAGCGTATGGTGTCTGCCATGAAAACGAGAAAAGGCACGGCTGATTTGCTCAAAGAGATAAACGCATCACTTCAAACTGCCGTGAGTGGTTCTGATGACGAAAAGCGGTTGCTCTCTTTGCAGAAGCGTTTGACAGCGCAACAGAAGAAATTTAACGAAGCTGAGGGGAAAGGTGGTAAAAAAAACACCAAGAGTGGTAAAACCGAAACTGCTGCCGAACGTGCTGCAAAAGTCCAAAAGGCTAATCTTGAAGTACAGAAACTCATTGACGAAAACAAAAAAGCAAGAGAGCAAGCACAGAGAGACTACGAATTGGAGCAAGAGCAAAACTCAATTCAGTTTGAAGCCGATGCAGCAGCCAAGAAGCGCAGACAGTTAGCCCTCGACCAGAAGAAAGAGCAGGACGCACTGCAAAAGCAGCAGGACTATGCCATCAAGGCTGAGATACAGCGACAGAAGCAATACTTTGACGCTGTGGAGAATGTCAAGCAAGCCAAGAATAAGGACTATGTGAAAAAGAACTTCACAGAAGCCGACATCGACCAAACGGAGATTGATGCTATAAAGAACCACTTCGGTACTCTTAACGAACAGTTGATGGAGCAACAGAAACGTACCCGTATCGATTTGGTGAAAGAGGAGTTCGAGAGCATGAACGACTTCTTGAAAAACTATGGTTCTTATCAGCAACAGAAACTCGCAATAGCAGAAGAATATGCTCAGAAAATCAAGAAAGCGGAAACAGAGGGCGAAAAGCGTTCACTGGAGAAAGAACGAGATAGCAAGTTATCAAGCATCGAAGCCCAAGAACTCAAAGCCAATATTGACTGGACTACCATATTTGGAGAGTTTGGAGGTATGTTCAAGGAGGTTATTACCCCGGCACTTGAAGATGCAAAGAAATACATACAGACTGACGAGTTCAAAAATAGCGACCAGTCAAGCCAAAAGGCACTTATCGAAGCCATCCAAAAGATGGAACAATCGTTGGGCGGTGCGGATAAGGTCAGCTTTAAGAAGTTAGGCACAGAGATAACCAACTATCAGAACGCCATGCGCAAGTTGAAAGGTGCGCAGGACGAATACGCTGCAAAGTATGCCATATTGAAGCAAGCGCAAGAAGATTATACAGAAGCCTTACAGAACGGAACAGAGGAACAGCAGGACGCAGCCAAAGATGCAGTAGCAGCAGCGCAACTTGATGCTGATGCAGCAGCAAGTAATGTTGAAACCATGCAGGGATTGGCAACGGAAGTACAGCAAACTGTTACCAACACTGCAACAACGCTCAAAACGAGCATGGCTAATGTTGTAAATGGACTGCAAAAGCTCTCGTCGGGAAGTCTCAGCGGAGCGTATGAGGGTCTTATTCAATTCGGAAAGGGAGCAAAAGACAGAGGTGGCAAACTCGGAGAAGTGTTCGGTAAACTTGCAGACTCTTTGGAGAAAGTTCCTATAGTTGGTGAGATACTATCAATCATTGATATGTTCAAAGATGGTATCAGTGTTGTTATCAGTGGTATTCTTGATGCAGTGTTTAACGCTGTTAGCGGTATCATAGACGACATTTTCTCGGGCGACCTATTCAGAACCATTGGAGAGAGCATTCTTAGCGGTATAGGCAAAATCTTTGATGCGCTGACATGGGGAGGGTTTTCTTCCTGGTTTGGAAGTGGAGAAAGCGACAAGAACCTTGAAAAGGATATCGAGTTGCTGACTGCAACCAATGAAGCACTGAAAATAGCCATCGAGAACCTTACTGACAAGTTGGACGATGCAGCAATGACGGACGCAGCGGATCTGTATGAGGCACAGAAGAAACTGCTTGCGGAGTCAGAATCCAACACACAAGAAGAAATGAGAAGAAGCGGTGCAGCATACAGCAACGGCTTCTTAGGCATTGGTGGCAAGCATTCATCTAACACGAAGATAAATGATGCTATGAGCCGTGCAGAATGGAGCCGTATCAGCAAGATAGTTGGCAAAGCAGTATATAGCGCAGGTGACTTTTGGAACTTGACAAGCGAACAAATGCGTAAGATAGCTACTGATGCACCCGACTTGTATGGTAAAATCAAGGACTATGCTAATGATGGTCACAAGGACGCATCTAAATTCATGGACGAATACATCGAGTATGCCAAGCAGCGTGAAGAACTTGAACAAGCCTATTATGAGAAGCTGACAAACTTCTCATTCGACAGTCTGAGAGACGAGTTCAAAAGTTGCCTTACAGACATGGAAATATCCGCTGCCGACTTTACGGAGAACTTCAACAAAATGCTCATTGACAGCATAGCGGAAGCACTTATGACGAACAAGTACGACCCTATGATTAAGAAACTCTACGAGAAATGGGCAAAGTACATGGAGAATGACGGGAAACTGAGCGATGAAGAGATTGCAGACCTGCAAAAGGACAAGAACGCAATCTATGACGCAATGAAGAGCGACAAAGAGTTCTTGAACAAGTTGAGTACTGGTGAGAGTTCACAACAAGGCGGTACGAAACAAGGCTTTGCCACTGCATCACAAGACAGCATCGATGAACTTAACGGTCGCTTCACTGCCATACAGATGGATACAAGCAGCATACGTGAAACACTCTCGGACATTCAGTTGTCTATGAGTTCGCTCCACTTGTCTGCAAGTATTATCAAACAGAATACAGACGAAATTAGAAACATATCACTCTTAGCCATTGACCATTTGGAAGCCATTTCCAAGAACACGCATGAGCTATACGAAATGAACCAACGGTTAGGCAAGATTGAGAAAAATACGAGGAATATATGA